GGCTGACCAATACACCCGGCAACCGCGCCATATCGCGCAACTGCTTTTTGGATAGTCTTCGGCGCTCGAAAACAAACTCTGCTTCACTGATCGTTTTGGCAGACATATCTGGGTAAAAGTCCCAGGGATCTATGCGCTCTACCGTTGGCTCAAGAGCCTCTACAACCTGCATCACTGACATACCGTCAGGCATAATGTCCCAACGCTTTTTAGTCCGGCCAATGATTACCGGGCCTTTCAGTACCGCAGTCCCTAATTGACACGCATCGTGGATGATGTCCCGCGCCTTGATGTGATATCGAGACTCAAGCAACTGGTCATCGATGACATCTTGCATTGCTATTGCCGCATCATTGGCCTGGCTGTTGATTCGGCGAGCCATCTCCACCGTATTGGCGTCTTGTTCGTTTTCCGGCTGCTGTTGGCTTATAAAGTCCAGCTCTGGAACCGGAGTGGCGTAGATGCCAAAGTTTCTGTCATCAGTCGGAAACAGCATGTCCTGTAGACGCGCTTCTGCGGCGTTTGTTTTGTTCCGGGTGATATTGACAAAAATTTCCGAGCCTTTCGCTCTAGCAAGCCGTGTGGCCTCATCTGAGGCATATTCGCCGTGGTACTGACGGATATCATCCAGCCAGCGCTGTTCAATCTGACTGCGCTTGGCTACTTGCTCTGACACTAAGCGGCTTAGACGCGAAGCAAAAATATGCAGGCGCTCAGCTATCTCAAGCTCATCCTCTTCCGCTTGGCGCGGATCGATGGCCTCGCCGATGTACCCTTCCATCTCTTCTTCGTGCATTAAAACCCCTCAGTATCCGGCAACCTTGTCCACTACCGAAGGCCGCTCTACTATTTCAAATTCTTGACGCGACAACGGTTCTGCAAAAGTCAGCGCCAAGGCATCAGCGCAGTCGGTTGATCGATACCCGCGCTTTTTAATATCGTCTTTGCTTTCGAGCTTGCGCCGAGAGTTTGAGTCGTATTTGTAAGTCGGAGCGCATAAATCGGTATGCAAATCATCCCGGTCTGGGATCATTACTGGCGCATCACCGTCTAGCCAATCACGCATCAACCACCACATTTCTGCCCGGCGATTGATATAAAGCTGTGGATCTAAAGCCGAACTGCCAAAATTGATTGAGGCAACAACGTCTTCGTGCCCAAGCTCGAGCAGCCGATCTACTACCCCAGCACCCAAGCCTCCAACATCAACGGCAACTTGGTCTGGCTTTTCGTTCTTAATCATGGTGTGAACAATGCCTGCGACTTCCATCGTGGACTTGTTCTCAAATGTCTCTAGGTAGTAAGCCGATCGGCCTTTACGCCTGACAATCGCTGTGCGGTCATCACCAAACCTAGCCGGGTCAACGCCAATAATCAGCGGCCCTACTGCTAGCTCTTTGTGCTTCCTAGCCCGCACTACCAGCTCTGGCTTAATCAGGCTGCTACCGCCCGTCACTTGGAAGGCTTCCTGCGCCGTCATTGGGTACTCTTGCCGGAAAGCAAAAATACCGTCTATGCCATCGGCAGATAACTCTGCAATCTTAGATCGCCTAAAAGCTAGCTGCTCCAGATCAAGCCCATACAACGCTATCAGACCGTCCTCTTCCTCTGTGGTCGAGAAGTCTTTAGCCGACTTGCGGTATTCGTCCTGCCAGTGCCAAGGTACAAATATGGCTTGAAACGGGCTCAGGCCAGCCTCTGCTTGTTGCCACTGCTGATAGAAGTAGTTGCCTACTCCATTAGCCGTGGACTCTAAAATAATCTCGGTGTCTGGCTCGTCTGGTACAGCCTGCAATATTCCCTTTGCGTGTTCAGCAGCGTTAGGCCAATAGGCCACTTCCGAACCGTGGAAATACTGGATCGTTGTTCCACGACCAACACTCTTGTTCCCGGCTGTTCCCACCTTGTAACCGGAGTCGAGCTTGTCAAAGCTAAGCTCCTTTTGGTTGCTTGCCCCAGTAGACGGCTTTACAAAACTTGGCGCGCCCAGGTGGTATCTCTCCACCATCTCAAACAGTGCAGAAGTCGAATCAGCCTCATGGGTCAGGATAAAAGCCCTCACACCATTTCTGTGCGTGGTCTTCCAGTAATACCGACCCTCGACGTAGGTTGATACGCCCTGCTGCCGACCTTTGAGAACAATTGCCCTGACCTGCCCGGTCTGGCGTCGCTGCTCTTCGATACAGTCGTTAATGTAACGCTGAGCTTTGTTCAGTAGCAGGTTTTTGATCTCACCACTCTTTGACCGGACTGTTAAAACGTTTCGAGCATAAAACTCAAAGTCGTCTTTTAACTTCAGCCGGGTTAGTTCAAGTTGGCTAGCCATTCCTCTTGGGTGATCTCCTTCACTGACGCCTTAATCTCAGTAGACGCCAAACGAGCGTGGACATAAGGTGCTGCGGCTTTTGCAGCGTCAATACGATGCCGTATATCTTCTCCACCGTTCTGGTAGATCGAAGCAAGGTATTCAAGCGGGGAAAGTCCACCGTTGGCCGTTACAGACTCAATCTGTGCTTTGGATGATTTGTTAAAGCTACCTTTCGGACGGCCCCTACCCCTTTTGGCAGGCTCGTCAATGTCATGCTCGCTATCATCATCGTAGCGATCATCATCATCGTAATCCCTAGGCATAGGTTAAATCTAAGCCTGACCTGTTGGGCATACCGGGTCGATTCAGCATTGCCGCTGTCTTCGGTGCGGCTCGTTTGAGCAATCCTTTCACCGGGGTCGCAGGAACGCTCATTGTTTGCTGTGCCTTTTGGGTCAGTGCAGCCGGTAACATTTGCCCACCAGCCATTGCTGCGCCTTGAGAAGCACCTGCCGGAGCCCTCGGTGCCGTCATTGAGTATGGCAGTGCGCCCCCGTATGTAGTGTTGTAATTACTCACGAAGCCCCCCTTCGATAAGCCTGTCTAATTTATCGCTGATCGCTCTTAGATCCTCACGCATCTCTTGCCGCAAGGTTTCTCGATCTGCTCTCTCTTGCTGTAACCGCTGATGGTGCTCAACCGTCAAAGTGGCTACATCGCGCTCCACAACGTTGATTGCAACTGCATTCAGAGCAACCCCTTCAGAGACTGCTGTAAATGCAATCACCCCAGAGAACACTAGCCCTGCGGTCATTACGATATCGCCCCAGCTAATCGAGGGGTCTACAGAAAACTTCACTTGGTCTTGCCCCCGTTAGCAAATCGTTCCATTGCTGGGCCTACCACCTTGTCTAGGTGTGGCGCTGCAAAGTAAAAACTCAATATCAACATTACGGCTCCTGTCATGCTGTCTCCGTGTTCTGCGGTGATCTCACTAGCTTCTTTCATTCTGGCGGCAATCTCTGGCTCGCTAAATACCGCCGCTGTGACCATCACCCAGCCGAATACATACTGAAGCAACCAGATAAACGTAATTGAGCAAGCTATAAGCCTGCGCGCTAATGATTGGCCGCTGGTGGACTGCATCCACTCAATGACCATTGACCTTGCTTTCTGACGCTCTATAGCCGCGTCTCCGGCCTTTTCTTCGTCGGTGTATACCAGTGCATCAAGACTGTTGGAGATGCCCTCTACAGCCGCTCCTATGGCCTTCTCAGAGCCAAAGATTCTTCCTAGTAATGTGCCTACAGCCATTACTTGTCGTCCTCAGCAGGGTCATAGCAAGCCACATACCGCGCATCGCATTCATTGCAGACATACACGGCTCTTACAAACTCATGGCTAGTCTCTGTCTCTGCGTCCGCAAGGGACTCCAAAGTGCCAGAGCAATACCAACATCCCAGCTCCTCACTCATCATCGAAGAACTCGCCAAATACATCTGACTCTTCAGACTCGGTGATCGGAAACAGAAAGCCGCAAACAGCGCAGCTCAGTACGTGCAGCTTGCTGTTGTTCTCGTCAGTCTTCCAGCTGTACAACGCCCCGGTGCAATTGCCACACTCAACTATCGTTAGCTCTAGCTCGGTGACTTGCTGGCCCTTTTTGCCGCCCTCAATTCCAATTAGATCACCCACCGGATCTGGCTCTTCGGATGTCGCAGCGATACCGCTCGACCTCACCGTATTCTTTGTCGTGAACAATGCAGAACATATCCCGACCCGATCTATAGCCTGCGTTCGTATGCCAAGCATCACGCCCGGCTAGCGTCCTAAACGACTCCACCACGCATCCCCGCAGCTCTTGCCGGGTAGTGTGGTGTATGTGACCTGTAAACCAATATCGGTGCTGAGAATCAGACCATAGCTTTGGCTCATCTGTTGCCATGATCTCTGACAACGCAGCAAGCTTTACCGTGTCGCCATGCGTGAAGCCAATAGCCACCTTGCCGTGCTGCACGTAGCTAAACTTGTTCGAGTTGGGGATCACCTTTACCCGGGGCTCCTCGTGAAAGTAAGCCGCCAGAAACGCGCTAAGCATTACGCTCGAATGATCGTCGTGATTGCCTATGCAATTCACCACCGTTACGTCAGAGTGCTTTGTGAGGGCTAGCGTTATCAGGTCTACCATCAGCATGCACCCAGCTTGCAGTACATGCGGCCACCTTGTATCAACGTCTACCGGCGTTCCTCGAGTCGTCGTATTGTTGCGATTATCCGCGTGAAAGAAGTCACCCAGATTGGCAATCAACGCTCGATCCGTTTTAGGTGCTACCTCAACCAGTCTCGAGGTCGCATTCAGCAGATCCTCTCTAGCGATCTTTACATCGAAGTTTTCACCGGCTTCGGCAGCGTGAGCGTATGCACCAATATGCGGGTCACCCATAACGTAGCAAGCCATCAAGCTATCGTTGGTTTTCGCTGGTGCTTTCCGGGGCTTGTATACCCCTTTAAAGTCTTGCATCGAGTCAAAGATTACTTCCTTGAGAAGCTTTAGCTTTGACTCCTGATCTACCTGAGTCTTTACCCACTGGGCGCTTATCTCGCCATCACCGTTATAGAGCGTTGACGTACCCTTTACGGCGAAGGGCTCAGGGGCTGGTCTGGTCATACCGTGCTCAGGTGATACGCCTTGCAGCGCAGCCTTGCGCTTGATCGTTGCCAGCACCCGGAGCACTGACCTTTCGGCAATGCCTATTGTCTTGGCAATGTCCGGTATGCTTTCGCCAGCCTTGGCAGCATTGAGTACGCTCTGCTGGTGCTCAGTGTCGGCATAGGGCCGCATCCACTCGTAACGCTCCATCAGCCCTGCACCAACCTTTCTGCGACATCCCTAGCTCTAACGGGGGTCTGCTTAGCCCAGAGGCTATCTAGGGCGTGAACACCGGCTGATTGCCAGTCTTTGCGCTCGATACTCTGAATCATATTTCGGAAGGCGAGAACGCCCTCTACCCCCATCTGGTAGGCCATCTCTAGGATGCAATGCTGCCGTGGCGTGTTTAGACCGTTGAACCAGTCGTGAACCTTCAGCCTTGACTGAATGGTCGTTAGGTAATCTTGCAGCAGGATCTCCGCAACGTACTCAGGGACACCGTGCCCACCTTCGGCAATCATGGTGCCGTAACCGATAGTCAGGTGCCCGAGGGAGCAGTGATAAGCGTACCGCCTGTACCCCTCGAACCCCTTGATTCGATCCAGTAAATCCTTATCCATCAACTACTTAGCAGTCTTAGCCGCGGCCTCGAAGTCTTTGTCTGTTGGTGCGCCCTTGGCACCCTTGGATTTCATTTTCTCGGGGGTTTTGCCTGCAGCCTTTTGCGCTGCTATGCGCTTTTTCTTGGCGTGAATGTTGGCGTACAACCCCGGCCTGTTCATTAATCCCGGCACAGCTAAATCCTAACCACCGAACCCTAAGCCGCCATACGTGGTGTCGTCACCGTTATAGACGCCATCACCGTTGGTGTCGCAGTAACGCTGCCAGCTTGCTGTATCGAATGAGTACGGAGCCGTAGTGTCAAAGTCTAAGCACCACTCATGCGAACCTACCTGATACTCCTCATCCCCCGGGGGCTGAACGGCAGCGTCACGCTTGGTGCTGGGGTGTATCCGCTTGAAGTAAACCCCACCATCGCGGTACGCATTTTTCATGAATACATCGGCAGGCGTCACATAGACGCTCTCGTTGGGCTTCACCGTGTAAGTCGTACCGTCTGGGTAATCAATATAGATCTGTGCATAAACACTTGGCTGCACCAGCAGAGCCACAATCAATACGGCTAATCGCATAATTACTTGCCTCAACAGTGATACCAGTCCCGATATTGGTACTGGTTAGATATGGGTGATGTAGCCGCCGGCACAAGACAGTCCGACCACGCAGCCAGTGAGGATGCCAATAGGCAAGAACAGGCAGATGATCCCTAGGATCACTAGATTTGCGAGCATCCTCTGCAGCAGTGTCTGTTGCTTCATCACCACTTCACCTTGTGTGACCAGTATCGAGCCGACAGCCTTGATGGGCTGCTGTCTTGGGCGTTGTGCCGGGCGTAGTAGCTTTTGCGCCTAGCCTTGTCTTTCTCTGTCTTGGGTGCAGACCCAGCGCCTTTGACGCCCTGTTGACCGAACCTGATGGTCTTCACCTCGCCACCCTCTTTAGCGACGACTACGTGCGATTTAGTCGCGTGTCCGGGCGTTCGCTTTGGCTTGTTAAAGCCCGATACCCCGGCTCGCTCGAGGAGCCCTTTGTGCCTCTCTTGCATCACCGCCCCCATTACAAAAAAAAGCCCCGCTCAGGTTCATGTCTGAAGCGAGGCTAAACGTTTACGCTTGGTCACGGGTTTAGGAGTCCCATTTTGACATATACATTATCCGCAGGGAGGAAAGTTTGCGGACGCAGCTCTGTCAGGGGTCATTGTCAACTAATGGCGCTTATAATCAAGGCGTTTTAAGCGATTTATATATTGAATTTATGGTGTGTTGACACGGCACCGCTAAGGGGCTAAATTGGCAACTTCTTAATCCCATAACGGTATATCTCTAAATCCATGAATAGCCCAGCAATCAAGATCGACAAGACCCGTGAGGACGAGCTGCGCGAACAGGTGAACAGCTACCACATGCAGCACCCAGAAGTTTGGGATCTGTTCTGCGCTTTCACTCGAGAGGTGATTCGGGCAGGACATAAAAACTATTCGGCTAAGGCCATCTTTGAACGCATCCGCTGGGAGCGCGACATAGGCGTCAAGACTGGCGACGCCTTCAAGCTGAACAACAACTATCCCGCCTTCTACGCGAGGCGGTTTATGACCATAAATCCCCAGTTCGAGGGATTCTTTAGGACGCGTAAGCAGATCTCTGCCGATGCCCGGGCGACCGACTTGCCCCAGCTGACGCCGAGTTACTTCAACGGAGAGGAAGAAAGCTATGGACGTTAATTCAAAGCAACAAATTGAGCAGTGGCTGCGGGATAACCCCGGGGTCGGAAAGCTCTGTGTCGAGGGAAAGGATGTTTTCTACGTGGTCTTGCCCGGCGGTACTTATCGCGAGATCGCACCACTATTTTTTCTGGGGGACGCAGCATGAGTTTGAGCAAACACTCTTTTGATCACATGTACACGGCCAGAGGTTTTAAGTACCCCTTCGAGCGCGTCAGCAACGACGTTAACGGCAACCCCCGTTATGTACTCCACTTCTTAGCCTTCGCTGATACCCACGATAAGGCGCGAATCATCGCAAATTGTATGGGTTGGAGGGTTTACCGGGCCAAGTCCCACGGCGGTTGTTTCGTGGGCCAAAGCCACAGCATCGAGGACACCGCTAAGCGCATTCAAGACCTCCAGCGTGAGCTGGCAGCAGCAGAGCGCGTTATCGAGATCATGAACCGCACCACATACATCGTTGTAGGCATGGATACGTCAGGGCTCGAAGACTTCTACGTCGCCTTTGACAGCCTCAAAGACGCGGAGAAGCGATACCAGCAAGAGATCGACGCTGGAGCCTACTCGGTCAGCATCGCAGAGGTTATCCGCTCAACTGATTACGAGGTGGCAGCATGAATCAG